TCAAGGTTCAAATGTTCCAGCCGAAGCACCGAATCATACGCCAGAGGAAACATATGGAAAATTATTCGGAACTTTAGGTGATAACGCGGCATTTGATTCATCGATGCGGCAATTTCATCCAGTAGCGAATACACGCATTCCGAATGATCAAGACGCATTTGCCAAATTCTGTTACGGAGAGATGAAGTCGTGTAAGGAAGGCGACGAATTCGCGTGTGGGCGTATTAATTCGCGTCTTGGGGCAGTTGTTGGGCAGTAGTTCTAGATGTCATTGGGTACAAATATTTAGACGCTATACGCATAAATATTTATATACATAGATTACAAGAAAGAAATACACGAATTCGATCCGTGAAAATGGCTTACGTTCATAACTTTGCTTTTGATAATATGTCCCGTATCGGTTGCGATAATGGCGATCTCTCACAGCGTAACGTTCAGAACTTGAACGCGGCCAACTATGCGTTGAACAACTTTTTTTCAACGGACTGTCAGATGGAACGTCCTATTCAATTCGCGACAAGCCAACCCAATGTATTTTACAAAGGTGGTCATCATACCGGATTTGGTGGATGCAACATCGATACAAATTCTGAACTTTCAATCGGAAGTTTGAACACACACGCGAAATGTAAGTTGAGTCTTTTAGAACGCCCTTTTAAGACCGTGCCTTATTTAGGACGCGGTGCCGTAAATGTCGATTTTGAATCGAAGATGCTTCACGGTGATATGAACACGAACAAGAAGAGCATTACACAGTTATCAGAGCAACTTAATTCAGCACATAGCGAGTATCCTCTTCAAGAGGAATTTAAGGCCACAATCAACAATCCAGCCAATTATGTGGAAGGCGCGGCAGTAAATGGATGGATTCGTGGAGGTGTGCCTTCGCGCGAGTTAGTGCGTGATCAGGAGCAGTTATTTAGCAGTTCGCGCTAACTTTACGTGTTTCGAATTAGAACGCAGCTGGTGCTGGTGCTGGTGCTGGTGCTGGCTGTCTCCGTCAAAACACACATAAACTGATAACATATAAAAGTATATTTATACTTCTATATATAATTATTTCTCATCCGTCAATGACATCGTTAGAATCTCTCGAAACACCGAATGAAGAACCTACTCATACCGCCGCTGTCGATGCGGTCGAAATTAGTGAAGTCGATTTGTCTGGATATAACTATGACCTCGTTCCCACTTATAAAATGATTGATGATTTCGATGACCAAGATACACTATTTCGTATTCAGTTTCTTCAGGCGTTCGGTATCACCGATGACGAATATCACCCCGAGATTGTTTCCGCAGTTATAAATGACCTTTACGAGAGATATATTCATCATACAGGGATTCGAGAGATGATAGAGAAGCATCCTTTATATAATTCTAAAATACGTGGACATTCCGATGAAGATGACGCGGAAAGTTCTACTGCTTCGGACTCTATCGCGTCATCGAATAACTCTGAAATGATTTTTTGTATGATGTTTTCATTCCAGTTATTTGACCTTTTTCATAAATGTCTTCGTCACGCGAAACACGGAGAAGAAATACCGCACCCCCTACGTGATGAGATTACCGAATGTTGGCGGACAATGTTTTAGGCAGTATGAATATCCTACAAATAAAATAATATAATACTATTTCAATACACATTTCATTTCATTATGGCATCTACACGAAACAAGAATACACAGTCCGATTTTAAAATCGAGCAAAATGCTCAAAATCTTGCTCGTAATTACGTCGCATTTGAAAACAGTTATGCTGGCAAGGCATATGAACCCGCTTTGGCATTTGAAAGTGTTGGCATCCTCCCCACCAAGATGTCCCGCGAGCATTTTGCCCGTAATTCTGTTGATATTGAATCCGCGTTATTCGGCATTAACTCGACGAATCTCGTTGAACCACAGGCGCCGGTTGTTCCTCAGTTGAAGCAATTGCCAGAGGTGAAGTTTTTTGACAGGATGGCACTGTTTATGCCTGAACCGTTGGTGGTGGAGAAGGCCGCGAGGCCGTTTCAGCACGCAGAGGCGAAGTTCTTTTAGCGGGGGTTGCGCGGGGGTTGCGCGGGGGTTGCGCCCCCCAACGACGCTGGCGTCGCTCCGCTCCGCTGTGACGAAACGCTCTCGTCGTCCCGACGCCACCGCCGTCATACATCTAGGAAATAATATATTTAGATAATTCAAGACTCCATTCCATTCCATTCCATTCCATTCCATTCCATTCCATTATGCTTTCTTTTACTTCATCCGTTCCGAAATACGTCTATGTTCAACTTCCGCCAAAAGGTATGTATTGGGACAGCACATATCAAACCTATGTAAGCAAATAAAAATATAACTATTTTTCTCATGTAATATCATAAAATTATTCCATGTCATATCGTCCATCACTCGCATTCACTCCAACTTTCAGCACACCACGTCCTTCAAATCCGCCTGGTGCGCTCGTCCCCGGACAACGTCCTGATCGTGCGCTCAACTCGGCACAATTCGCAGCAGCTCAACAAGCAAGAGCCGCGGGTGTTGCTGCTGGATTATCTGGACGTGAGCTTGAAGTCAGCGTCGCCCAAGCAGTAATGCGTGTTCCATAAACTAATATAAAACTATTTTCTCCAATAGTATCATAAAAAGCTCTTTGAATCTCTCACTCGTTCGGTCGTTCGCTTCGATGCAAACTATCCACATCCCTAACCCTAATCCCCGCACTTCCCCCGCGGGTTTCTCTGGTTCATTCAATGCCAATAACCAAGGCTACAGCGGCACAGGTCGTTTAACGTTCGGCAATGATAATCGTAATGTTTTCGTCCAAGGCCAAGTAGGCGGTCAATGGTCTGGTGGTCGTCCTAGTTATGGCGGAATGGTCGGTGGAACTATCCGCTTTTAGAGCATTTCATTCCAAAAAAAATGCCGTAATAAATAGTCTATAATTATATTAGTTATTACGGAATGAAAACGCGAAAAACAGTATCGTATAAAAAAGCAGCACATAAAACACGACGTGGTCGCAGTCGCAGTCGCAGTCGCAGTCGCAGTCGCGCGAAACGTGGCGGAACGATGACGAAGAAGATGATGATGAATATGCTCCGCTTGAGAATGTATCATAACATTTTACCATTACTAAACACAAAACCTATCATTTATGAAACTGGTGTTGATCCAAACCCAAATGAATATAATATTACTGAATCAAATAAACAGTATTATAGGTCAATTACGGATATTCCTGCCGAAAATCCTATAACAACAAGTATTCGAAACTTAATTCAAGAATTAAAGCATCCCGTAAAAACGTTTGATAAATTGAAGTCATTAAAGACGAAATACGACGAAGTAATGATGAAATTACAAACCGAAGAAAAAAGAAAAAAAGGACAAAACGAGATGGTTCAAGGTCGTTCATTGCCTGTGTCGACGCCAGTAACCGACACAGTAGTGAAACCTACTATTTCGGATTCTGGAACATTGCAGCAATCAAATTATAAAGAACTTATTGCTAGGTATATAAATCAACCATTTTCTTCACCTAGAACACAAAAATCATCATCGTCATCAACACCACAGAAACTGAAGTCAAAGAGTGAATTACCCGAACGTATAAGAAACGGAGACGGAGACGAAGACGAAGGAGACGAAGACGACGACGACGGAGACGGAGACGAAGACGGATACGGATACGGTGGAGTCGCTAGACAACTTTTTTTTACACCTTTATCATCACCGCAACACCAACCAAACCCTAAACCTCAAAACCATCAAAATAATCAATCAAAAAGGACACTATCATTTGATAACGCGACATCTAATATAATTAATTTATGAATAATATATAAAATGACAAAACGAATCGCGATGCGTTCATATAAAAAACGACGCACTCTTCGTAAAATGAAGAGAACCATGCGTCGTAAATTACAGCAACGAGGTGGATCTCCAGAAGAAGACCTGATAAAGCTGATTTTAACTAAAATAACTCCTTTAATCTTACAAAATTTTAAGATATTTTATGACATTTTGATTTTAATTATTCAATTATCCAATGGTAGAGTTCCTAGTAGTAACGGTTACGGTTATGGTTATGGTGATGGTACTATTCTTGGTCAGGGTAGTAGAATGGGTGGATCACGCAGGGCAAAGAAGAAAATACAAAACCAAAAAGGCGGCACATTTAAGGACAGAATAATTGAGTTAGTAAGTAGATTAAATGAACTAAAGACTAAAATGACGAATGAGAAAGCAAAGAATATTATTCAATATTTTATTAATAAATTTAGCAAATTACCTGAACCACTACAACAACCGGTTCAAGAAGAACAACTACCACCAGTTGAAAATCTTGAAGAATTATTAAATGATGCAGTTTCAACTCAAGATGTACCTGTAGCTGAATTGACCAGTGGATCACCATTGAATCGATTTAATCTAAAGGATAAAATTACAGCCATTACAGATAAAATTAAAGCCATTATTCTGGCTAGTATTGTTAAGGTTCAGAATGAATATACCAATATTATGGATACGATGATTCATACGATGATTGATAGAACCAGACAAATTTTAAATGAGGATGAAATCAATAAAATCAATGAACTGAAAACCATGATATTAGACGAAATGAAAAATAAAGTTATTAATGGTGAAGATGTTATTCGAGTGATCTGGGAACAGGTCAACCAATTCGTTACACAAGGAGCTGACCGAGTGAAAGGGGCGGTTTCAAAAGCTTTGCGGTCGGGGGCGAACTTGTTTATGATGTGATGATACCATAGTGAAGGAAAAATAACGGATCATCAATGTATGTTAATCCCGTTTGTTTTGATAATAATACAATTGTATGATATTATCAAATTATTTCAATTTTATGTATTACTCTCAATTTTATGTATTACTCATTCACATCCAAACTTGCGAACTGATTTTGAACTTTTACGCTTCCGGTTGTTTTCGAAACTTTAATGCGGAGTTCATCATTGACGACAGACTCTTCCGACATAGACTTCTGCGGGATTTCAATAGTTAGTGAAGGCACTGTTCGCCCTCCTCTTGATACACGAGTATTTCTAAATCCACATTTGGCTTCCGTGCTGTTGTCGGTTGTTTGTTGTGATCTCATAATTTGTTTTCTTGGATGATGTTTTTGCGAATCGGTTACCTTATCATAAAGAGACAACGGTGTCGCGAAGACGCACGCAAGTTGCTGTGCCACCGCCAGTTGATTCACATACTCGATTATTGTTTGTTTTGTAACAAAAACGCCATTTTCTTTCATTTTGGCCAGATAGATATCATAGTGAAGTTTATACATATGAATCTTTAGTTCTCGTTCGTATTCTTTCAGTGGTTTTGCGTTCTTCTTGACATAATGTTCAATATATGATTCATATAACTTTTGCGTATAGTCGTGAAGACGTTCGCGTATATGTTGAAATGCGCGAGAATGTTGTGGATGATACTTTAAATATTCATCAATCGCGCGATCTTTACGCAACTGAAGATACTGAGCCGCCAATTTTTGCTCCATTCCCTTGCGTTTTTTCACGCTCTCGTATTTGGGATTCCGCTTTTTATAAC